TGGATAGTAGTTAACTTCACCAGTAGTGGTCTTAGCGTCAGATGCCTTGGACACGTTTACAAAACGCTCAAGAAGTTGACCAGGAGTACCAGTGATCTTACCATCAACGTCGATGATCAGAACGTGCATTTCATCGCGGTGACCACCCTGATCAGAAACATACTTAGAAGTGCCAGGACGAGGACCAACGTTGATCCACTTCAGACCAGGCAGATACTCACGCTCGTTATATTCAGTGCGGATGGAACTGATGGTAACGCTAGTAGAGTTAGTATCAGCGACGGCATCATTTGCAGCAAAATCGATGCTGCCTTTGTCCAGAGCAATATAAAGTCTACGCTCAATACCAGCAGTAGCAATATCGCAAGTGTTGGTGCCTTGAGTGATAGTTTGACCAGCAGCGATGATACCAGTAACACCACCAGAGGGAAGTTCAATTTCGAGCTTCTTGTTAGTAGCATCATATGCAACAACATTAACTGCTTCGTTAGAACCAGAAATTGCGATAGTGGTAGAGGTGCCAGGAGTAAAGGAACCTACGATGCTCTCAACATCGAGAAGGAGAGAATATTTAAAGACTTTACCAGCAGCACCAGATGCTGCGGTGACTGCGGCATCAATTACGAACTCATGCTCGTTACCCGAACCAGGAGCGGGGAGAACTGCGATGTGGTCTGCACCAGCATCAGTTACAAAGATACCAACCGATTCGAGCAGATCACCAGGTTCGCGAGCAGCCCAGTTCCAGGTGTTTGCTGCAGCTTCATAGGTTGACTCATACTCATCTCTGTTCTTAATCAGAGGAGCAGTGCCAGTGTCAACTGCGTTCTTCAGTGCAGTGTTGTTAACACGAATAACTTTGAGTGTTCCGCCGTAGCTAAGGAACTGAGCAGCGGTAAACCAGTACTCATAGTTGTATGCGTTAGGTTCGCCAAAACGCTCAACCAGTTCGCGCTCGGAAACAATAGTTACGATTTCTTCAACAGGTCCTTGAGAGAAAGGTGCAACAATGACACCTACATTTGCAGAGGGGACCGACGAAGTTGTAGTTAGATCTCTTTCCTGAAATACTACTCCAGGCGAGTTTTGTGCAGTTGCCATGTCTTATAACTCCTTAAAGGGGATACCAGTATCGGTTGTCTAAGATTATTTATATTTTTCAATCTTCACCTAAACTCCCACATATAGGATTTATCTCCATATTCCGCGACCTGCCACACATCCCCTTGTGCATCGGCAAAATATTCATCATCCATTCCGTCACTGATGAACCCAAACGGAGCCATGTCTTGTTCGATGGCATCTCTCTGATCATCATAGATGCGCTGCCTAACATCATTGTCATGCATCTGTTTGAAGTATTCTTGCATTGCCATCCACGCAAAGATGACAAGGCACATAGCAAGGTCATCATTACATCCGTCTTCTGCGGCAAATGATTGACCCTTGACAATGAATGTAGTTAGTTCTGCGATAGTATCATAATCTGGGATGATTAATTTATCTTCTTCGATGAGTGCCTTAAGGTTAGAACACCCAACTTGCTTGACAGCGGTAGACATCTTGACACCCAGTTGAGTCTTCTTACCAGAGAAACCCTGTCCTAACTGCTGCCCTGCACGTCCGCGCATCGCTGCCATCAATAGATTTTCGTACTCTAAATCAAATTGAATAATATCTGCAACCTGACCACCAATATCATTTACTTCACATAGAATATAAGCATTATTATAATTCTTTGCTACATCTACAATAATATTAGGGAAAACAATCGGTTTGATTTCATTGTTTCTATATCTAGCAACCATTTCATATGGCACTGTTGTAGTGTCCATAACGCAGAACGCAGAATAATCATTTGATGTGCCACGAGCAACGTCAACAGTTATAATGTAATTATGATCTGGTTCGGCACGCTTATAGATTGCAAGACCTTTATTTTGTGCAATTGGATCATGATATGGCATAACTCTCAATTTACTAGGAGAGATCAACGTATCAACAGATCCTAAGAATTCACATTCAAACTCAACTTTAAATTGTTGTTCGCTGGTGTTTGCAATAGTCTGCTCTTTCCATTTCGCATCTCTACCAGGAACTTCAGACCAATGAACCTCTGTTGGAATATATTCGTTCTTACTTCTTTCGGCATCATGCCAAAGTTTGTAGAACATATTCATCCCGTGTGGGGTAGAAATGATAATAACCTTTGTTGATTTACCAGAAGAAATAGTAGGATAGACAGAACTAAAGAACTGGTCAGCAATATGATTCGGAACAAACGCGAACTCGTCCAGGAAAATAACATTAAAAGACATACCCCTGACAGCACTAGACGAAGTACTTGCAGCCATGATTTTACTTCCATTCTCCAGTTCCAAGGATCCTCTGTTCCATTGGAGAATACCTTGCTGAAGCCATTTCGGTAAGTTTTCATAAGACAGTTGTAATCGTTGCAGCATTTCGCGAGAAGTCGCTGCCTTGTTTGCTAGGATAGCGACATTGACATTTTGATTGAATAAAACATACCAAAGAAGATATGAAGTAACAATCGTAGACTTACCAGACTGACGAGGTAATTTTGCGATATTAAATCTATTATCATGAAACTTTTCTACCATCTCCTCTTGGAAATGATACATGTCAAATGGAATCAAACCTTTATCCAGAGATACGATCTTGATGTATGTTTTGATAAAATATACAGGATCCTCAGAACATTTGATATACTCCTGAACTTCTTCAGGAGTAAAGTTTGTAGCAACGTTCGCTTTTTTTAGATTAGGATTACCAAGATATTGTTCAGTATTACTCATTTTCTATACCTTACTGGCCAAGTGATTTCCATTCCTAGTGTTAGTAAGATTGCAAATCCAAATACAAAGATCGGTGTCATACTAAAGTTCCATGCGTTCTACGAATCTCTCGCAATTCTTCAAAATTCTTTTGTTTGGTTCCGCCATCATATGCCCAAGCGTAACCCTCTTCAATCATCAACTCATTCAAAGATACTTGAGCGTCTCCGATGTAAAGCCAACCGAGGAGTCTACCATACTTGCCCATACCACCAACCAACTCAGTACGAATAACAAGATCATCATCCCCAGCAATGGCACCATCCAATTTCTCTTTGAGCCAATTCGTCGCATCGATGCCTAGCTCCTTTTCTTCAAGATCTCTCGTTCTCTTCTCTGGCGTATCAACGCCTGCAACTCTAACTCTTTCTTTCTTGTATAAGTCAAACCCAAGATCAATGGTGACATCAATAGTATCGCCGTCAAGAACACGATTGATCTCCGTCACTCGGAAGTTGTAACAACTCTTCCTGTTTGGGGGTGTCATGGCTCCCATTGGATTCCCTCTCATCTATACCTAATATATAGACGATTACATAAAAAACTCCTGCAAGAAGTATTACCAGACACCAGATAATACTCCAAGTTACATCATTAACGTCTTCAAGAGGTCGGAGGATGAGGTTCATTCCATTGGTGTTTCATATCTTTATATCTAGGATTGGTCTTCGCTTCGTGATGGCACATTATACTGAATTCATCACAACAATCACACCAGGCACGTCGTGCATCTGGTGCCCCTAATGCTTTTTTCGCCACAAGTGTAACCACTCCCTCCAAAGGCGAGCACATTCGTCAGACTTATTTTGAAGATGGGTTTCTCGATACACTTATGGGTTTCCTGGATCTATTCCTAAACTGATTAAATAATCTCTCCACCAATCAGGATCTTTCTGTCGCTTCCATTGAGGTACTGGACGACCTATTTCAGAATAATATTCTTCTAGAGCCTCATCGATAGTCTGTGCTATCTCCATATTCCTCTTCTTCCTCATCAACATCTGCATACGGGTTCTCCAGATAGGGTCCTCGTTTTCGTAGAGGTTCTTTTCTGACATAATCTTGTTCAGCATTTATAGCTGAAAACCAAACTGCGAGTTTCATCATTATATAAATGATGGCAAGTGGTGCAAAGCATAGGATTAAAGTTAGTTGATACTTCATTTGTGCTTTTTGGCAAAGGGTTCCCAATGCTCCCATCCATATTTATGTACAAGATGCATACCAATGATGGGAACAAATACTAAGAAAAACCCCATAACACCTAATGCCCATGGGGTTTGCATTGTATGTCGTATGAACAGTTGGACGTATGTCATGATTGTTCATGTCCTTGCTGCTCTGATTCTGGATGCGGTTGTTGCTCTGATTCTGGATGATTTTGTTGTTGATTCATGCTGGATAATCCCAATTAATTCCTAGATGGTGCATCTTATGTGTTGGTCCCCAACCACCAGTATAGATGTAGGGTACTGTGCGAATCTGACATTGATCACCCACACATAAAAGGTCATCAACAATACGCCAAGATTCCATTACTTCATCGGCATGAACAAAGTGAGATTGATCTCCATTGAGTGCATCATAAAGAAGTTTTTCATAAC